CAAAGGAGATAAAAATAACAACAAAAATATGTAGGACATGCAAAGTGGAAAAACAAGTGTCTATGTTTGCAAAAAACCCTACTGGTACATTTGGAGTTAGAGGAACTTGTAAAGTATGCAGAGGTGCAGATAAGTTCAAAATTAGAAGACAAAACATAAAAGCAAAATATGGTATAACTATGGAACAATTTGTAGAAATGTATGAAAGTCAAAATGGTTTGTGCAAGATATGTGATTCAGAAATGGAGATGTTTAGCAGTCGTGACAGGATGCACGACATAGCAAATATAGACCATTGTCATAAAACAGGTAAGGTAAGAGCTTTGCTTTGTAATTTTTGTAATACAGCATTAGGAAAATTTAAAGATAGTGCAGAGTTATTAATTAAAGCTTCTGAATATGTAAAGAAATACCATTAATGGATTTAATGGTGGATAAAAGGAGAAAATAAAATGTTAACAGAAGAGACAATACAAGACAAAATAGAAATTGTAGGTGACTTCAAGCACGTTCAAGTAAGAACTGCTACAGTTATTAAGAGAGATGGCGAAGAAATAGGTCGTAGCTTTCATAGGCACGTTGTTGCACCTAATATAAGTGCAGATGACTTAGCTAATGAGAGTACAGAAGTACAAGCAATATGCAATGCTGTACATACAGATGCAATCAAGACAGCTTATGCAGAACATTTAGCTAACCAAGAGGTATAGCATGACAAGAGCAAAAGACATATCCAAGATAATCACTGATGCAGACTTCAGTGGTACTCTTGATGTAACAGGTGATTTAAATGTAGACAATGCTACGTTAAAGGTAGACTCAACTAACAATAGAGTTGGTATTAGTACTAGTAATATGACCTCTAAATTTGAAGTTGCTGTATCAGATAATACTGCAATACAAGAAGCTATAACTATTAAAGGTACTCAAGGTGGTGCTTATGGTGGCTATTTAGGTTGGAAGGATAATTGGTCTGGAGATTCTTATACAGGATACAGAGGAGCTATTATTGCTGATGTACCTTCTGCTAATTCTGGTAGATTCAGATTTTTTACTGCGAACAGTAGCACTTTATCAGAGAAGATGCGTATTGATTCATCAGGCAACGTGGGTATTGGTACTAGTAGTCCTTCCTACAAACTTCATGTAAGAGGTGCAGATGCAACCGCTAATCTTGTTGTTGGCAACACAACAGAAGGTACACAATTAGAAGTTTTTACATATCAAGACGATAGGGTGGTGTTGCGGTCAAACGATTCAAGTGACACAGCAAGAACATTAGCTTTTGAAACTGGCACTACAGAACGTATGCGTATTGATAGCAGTGGTCGTACTGGTATTGGGATTACTAATAACTTTAGAGGTTTTTTAAACGTCTTTAATGGCGATGACTTTAACACTGTGTCAAACGGTAATTGCGACAACATTTATTTAGTCTCAGATGCTACAAGTGGTGATAACGTATATGGTGCATCTATAGCCTTTAGTCGTGTTCAGTATCCAGACAGAAGAGGAGCTGCAATAGCCTCAGTTCAAACTGGCTCAGATGAAGATAATGTTGGGTTAGCTTTTTTTACCCATCCAAGTACTACTGCTGGTGACCCAATCGTAGAAGCTATGCGTATTGATAGCTCAGGCAATGTGGGTATTGGAACTACTTCGCCAGAGTCAACATTAGATGTATTAATTGGAAATAATAATGGTGCAAGGTTTAGATATAGTGCTGCTAGTACATTTTTACAAATTAAACCTGAACCTGCTAATGGTAATGTTTCTTTAAGATTTAGAGCAAATTCTGGTTCTGCACCAGATTTACTTCTTAACAATGATGGTGGTACTGAAATTGCAAGATTTGGAGATAATGGCAAAGTAGGTATTGGTACTAGTAGTCCATCTGAAAAGCTTGAGATAAATTCTGGTACAGGAAACATTGGTGCAAAGATTGTAAGCACAGATAGTCTAGCAGTTATTGCTTTTAAAGATAACAGTACAACAGATGTCCAGTATTTAGGTGCTAATGGTAATAACTTAGTATTTCATGCAGGAGCTACACCTTCAGAACGTATGCGTATTGATAGCAATGGCAACGTAGGCATAGGTAATACTGCATCAGGCTTTAATGCACAAGCTGATAATTTAGTTGTAGGCACTGGTAGTGGTGCAAATGGTATTACTATTTATTCAGGCAGTGATTCAACTGGTGATATCTTTTTTGCTGATGGTACTGGTGATTCTGACGAAACTAGAGGTGGCATAAACTACAATCACACCAATAACTATATGAATTTTAGAGTTAATGATGCACCAAAAATGTATATCTTATCAAATGGTAGGGTTGGTATAGGTACTAGTTCGCCAGACAACTTACTTCATATAAAAACAACTGGTAGCACTCCCTCTATAGAACTAGAACAAGATGCTGGAACATCATATAAGGGTTTAATTAAATTAGCTGGTAACGACTTAGAAATAAGGGGTTCTAGTGGTAGTTTAGAGTTTTATAATGGTTCTCAAGATGGTGACAGTTCTGCAGAACGCATGAGTATTAATGCGTCAGGAGCTATCACTTTTTCTCAAAATAGCTCAAGTGTAACACAGCGATATAATAATGCTGGTTATGCACCATATTATATATTTCGATTTGCAATGACTATGGCAGGTAATACTGCTTATACAATAGCAGTTAATGGATTTGGTAACGGCACATACAAATATGATATGTTTGGCTCGCATTGGAGCTCTGGTTATCATGCGTATAGAAACAGTTATATAGCAAGTCAATCCTCTGGACTTCACACTGAATTTAATTTACACAACGCAAGCAGTACTGCTCATGGTGCATTTTCTGTTTCTTATTCAGGTACAAGCGGAAGAATTAATTTTATTAAATCTGCTGGTACTTATATAGGCGAAGGAATTACAATTTTGGAAATTATAGGCAGAAGTAATTTAACTATACACAGCATATCTTAGGAGTCAATTAATGGCATATATTATATTTGAAAATAATTATAAAAAATTTTTTACATTGATAAATCCTTCTAGTGAAGATAGTTTGATTCAACTCAATGAAAACAGTGTTGTTAAAGAAGTGGCAGACGATATAGATATTGAAAATAAGAGTGTTAAGTTAGTTGATGATGAAATTATAATAGAAGACATAGAACCTATTACAACTTTAGAAATAGATACTCTAAGACATCTAAGAAATGAAAAATTAAAAGAAACAGATATGTGGGGGTTGAATGATTATCCAGCGACAGATGCACAGCTTGCATATAGACAACAGCTAAGAGATATTACTAATACTTTTCAAAGTATAAATGATGAAGGCTTTGCCTTCCCAGATAAACCAGAAGATTAGAAACAGCCTAACTTAACCAAAAGGAGAATAAAATGGCAGTAACTTGGACAATAGGAACAATGGAACGTGATTTAGTGCAGGGAGACAACACAGATATTGTGACCACCTTGCACTGGAGAGCAACAGACTCAGATGCAGATGGCAACACTGGTTCAGCTTATGGAACAGTGGGTGTAACTCTTGTAGGTACACCAACACCATATGCAGATATCACTGAAGAGCAAGCTATAGGATGGGCTAAAGATGCTTTAGGTGAAGATGAAGTTGCATCAATAGAAGCAGGTATTGCATCACAGATAGATGCAGCAGCTAACCCAACAACAGCAAGTGGAGTATCTTGGTAATGAGCGAACAATCAAACGTAATCACTATTGATGGTAAAGAGTATAAGACAGAAGACTTATCTCAAGACCAAAACTATTTTATTAATCAGATAAAAGACTTACAAGCTAAAGCAGCTAATCTGAAGTTTCAACTAGATCAGATTACTGTGGCTCAAAATGCTTTTACAAACTCATTGATACAATCAGTTAAAGGTGAAGAAGAGCCTAAAGAAGAAAAGGCTAGTTAATGTTAGGTGCATCTGCTCTATCTGAATACGCTTTATCGGATCAAAGTATTCTATTAGCAGGTGTATCCGAAATGAGTGGTATTGCCTCTTCTGCAAATGCAGGTGTAGGTATTATGTCGGGTATCTCTTCTATGAGTTCGACTGCCACTCAATCATCAAATGGTATTTTTATTAGTGCAGGTGCTAACTCAGAAGTTAATTTTAACTTTAGCGAAACTTCTGTTGGAACAAGAGTCCAAACATTAACAGCTGATATCGAGTCTGCATTTACAAAAACCACAAATGGTATTATGATAGGATCAGGTGTTGCCACTAAAGACTTGAATTTTATTCAAGATACATTTGGTGAATTGTTATTTGAAAATGTAAATGCGGGGGTAACTCCAGAAAGTTATGTAACTATTACGCCGAGTGGCACAGAGTCTTGGACAACAGTAAATCCTTCAGGTTCAGAAACTTGGATAGAGATAGAAGTGGAATGAGGTAAAATGGCAAGTACATATACACTTAACAGTGGACTAGAAAAAATTGGTGCCGGTGAACAAGCTGGTACATGGGGTAACACTACTAATAATAATTTAGATATTATAGATAGAACTGTTAATGGTGTTCTGGATTTATCTGTAAGTGGAAATGTAACGTTAACTGCTAGTGATGGGACATTATCACAAGGACATTACAAAATAGTTATATTAACTGGCACACCCGGCACAGCTTTTAATGTATTAATAGATCCTAATGATCAACAGAAATGGTATATATTTAAAAATAGCACAGGGCAAACAGCTACAATTAAACAAGGTGGCGGAACAGGCACTACTGTAACTATTGCTAATGGCACTACAAGGATTGTTTATGCAGATGGCACAGGGTCAAATGCTAATGTAGCCTTGGTGCCAACAGATTTAGTTAATGATACAACACCACAGCTTGGTGGGGATCTTGATACAAATGGTAATTCTATACTTTTTGGTTCTAGTAAATGGGCAATAGAACTAGATAGTGGTGATAACGATCTTCTTTTTAAATATAATGGAACAACAGTTTTTAAATTAGCATCAAGTGGTGCAGTAACTTCAGCGGATAACATAACAGCTTTTGGATCTCCATAATGACTTTAGCGGCTTCGGGTGCAATATCAGCTTCAGATATAAGAACTGAATTTGTTGGTGGCAGTGGAGCCGTTGACATGGCTAGTTATTATCGTGGAGCAAACACAAATGTAAGAGCTAATGCTGCCAATAATACAGCAACAAACTTGGCAGCTGGTGTTCCTACAAGTGGTGCTATAAGCTTTAATAATTTCTATTCTCAAGCCAAAGGGTGGCAGAAAACTTTTTCATCTAATGCCACACAACAGTCTGGCACAGGTATATTTGGTGATGATTACGCAGTAGATTATCCCAAGACTATAATTATAAATGCAGGAATTACTGTTTACAGTACAGCATCAGGAACACCTGCTATAAATTTAGCAACTGGTGGTTCTGGTACAATAACAGTAACAAACAATGGTAATATCTATGGACAAGGCGGTGCTGCCGCTTCTGATGGTGGAACTGCTTTAAAGGCAGATGTTGCTATAACATTAAATAACAATAGTGGGGCTAATCTCAAAGGTGGTGGAGGTGGTGGTGGAAATGGTGGAGCTGGAGGTAAAGGAAGTTCTTCTACTACTGCAACAGCATCTAGCGTAACAAGTAAAGTTGGTGATAAACCAGATTTTGTTTCATATTCTGTATTAACACAATTTGGGCCAAGAGCTTGGTCAGGTATTGGTAGTGGGCAATGGGGTTTAAATACATCAGGTAATCAATTAAGATCTAATATATCAAACAGAGGACCTGTTTGGTATACATTTC